TGACAGTGTAACAGTTGGTCTCGTCAGTACCGCCAAAGTGGACGTGCGACCCGCCCGCGGTTGCATCGTCAGTCTCGAACTCGTATTCAAACCATCTGCCAGCCTCGGGGTAGTTGTCCAGCCCCGACGCGCTGTAGGTCCCGCCGTTCCCGCTACCGCCACCGGTTGCCTCGATGTGGAGCGACCACGACCCGGAAAGTGGTGAATTGCTTGACGCCTCGGGCGTCCCGTTGTAGGTGTCGTAGTTCGAGTACTCACTGAGGTCGCCGTCTTCAAAGTCGTCGACAGTCAGTGCCATCCGCGATGCACCTCACGAACAGACGAAGCCAGCCTCATGGTTATTTGATATCTGGTTGGAACGCGGCGACGACGTCGCTGTACGCGCTGTACTCGCTCGCTTCCGCGAGAACGTGGACGCCGAGGACCAGCACCGCGTTCGGCGCGAGTCGCGTCTTGTCCTCGCGCCCCATCACGACGCCCCAGACGCCGACGCCCGACTGCACGCCGTCGGCTGGCTCGATCTTGACGACTAGCGAGTCGATATCCGCGTCGCTCGGCAAGTGTTCACGATACGTCGGTTGTGTCACGGCCGATTCGATGGTCACCCAGCCCGCCCAATCGAGCAGTTCGCGGGCGAGCTCGTACCGCTCGATGTTGGAGCGCGCCGACACTGAGTCAGGGACATCGCGTCCGAACCCCAGTTTGAACGTGGAGGTCTCGCCGCGCGTCACTGTGGGCATTGTCCCACGGAGTCCGCTCGCGACGACGGTGTCTTCGCCCTTGGGATACTGTACGGTCAACTTCCAGTGTGTCTCAGCCATAATCTACCTCGGATTACGTTCGTGTAACCGTGCGGCCGGTTGCCGCCCCGTACTCGCGTCTGCTCCGCTCTCGTTCGCTCTCGATTCGGGCGTCAACCATCTCGTCCCAGTCCCCAGTCGTCTGCACGACAACGGTCATCCCCTGCTCGACCGCGCGCTCAAACTGCTCCACTGCAGACGCGAACCGGCTAACGTGCTGGCCGAGCTGGGACACGCTCGGCGTCTGCACACCACTTGCTCCGGAGCCGCGGCCCGATCTCGGTCCCGAGACCGAGCGGGGCGTTTCGCCGAAATTACTTCCGAGCAATTCGTCGAGTCGAGGTTCCTGTGCCGTCGATCCGTTGCCATCCTTAGACGAAAGGACGTCTCGTCCGAAGTCCTGATACCCTGCACGCTGAGCAAGCACTCCGAACTCAGTCTCCGTCACCCCGAGTTTCTCAGGAGAGACACCGCCATTTTCTGCCATTGCCTGGAAGAGTTCGGGTGTGATCTCCGTCGGCACTGGCTCCAAGTCCTCGCTTTTGTAGCCCTCGACGCCGTCCTTGAGCGTCTCCCGGATCGCGGGCGTCCAACTCTTAATGGCAGTGTCCTCGGAGAGTTTTGCTTGAACTCCAGTCTGGAACGCCGACGCTGCTGATTCGCCCTGAGACTGCCACTGGCTATCGTCGGGCATCCAATCCGCGGGGGAAGATTGATTCTGGAGTTCCTTCAACCGCGACATGTACTCACTGTTGTAGGATTCTGCGTCCTCCCGTCCTTGCTCCTCGTCGAATCCGGGTTGGTCGTCCCCGTCGTTCGCCTCATCATGCGTTGGCAAGCCAGAATCCTGCCACCAGTCCGGCGTGTGTTCCTTATCCGGCCATAGCTGGATTCCGGTTCCGAAGAACCCGTCACTGCTTGCCAGATCATCCTGCATCTCGCCGAACTCTTTTCGAATGAAATCCGTCGTTTCCTTCGTCTTTTCACGCATATCCCACAGGTTCGCCGCCCACGCTCCCGCCAAGAGAGACGCGGCAGCAATCGCGATCCCCACCGGCCCCGTCAGCGCAGTGATCGCTCCACCGAGCGACACCACACTCGGAAGCGCGGCTGCCGACGACGACCCGACCAACGAGATTGCCCCCGCAACCCCCGTCAACGTGCCCGCAGTCAGCATGGCCGTCGACACGAACCCGTCCGTCTCCTCGTTGAGGTCACCGATCACCTTCAGCCCCTCGTTCACACCCTCCAAGAGAGTGGTGAACGCCGGGAGTAAGGCTTCCCCCGTCGTGATAGCGATATTGTTCAGGCGGTTCTTCGTGATCTGGAGTTCGTTGTTGAACGTTTCACTGGCTTTCTGGTACTCTTTGTTCAGCGATTGGGCGTTCTCGAACTCGCCGTTGGCCATCCGCGTCGCGTCCTCCAACCCCTCCATGTTTTGACTGACGGCCGACAGCGCGGTCCGGGACTCCGTGCCGAGGATCTGATTCAACTTGTCGGCCCGACGGCCGCCTTCCCCCATCGCTTGCGCCATCATCCGGATTGCCCGCGACGGATTGTTTCGAACCAACTGACGGAACTCGTCACTGGTCATGCCGAACGCGGCCGCGAGCTCCTTGACCTTCTTCGGATTCTGTAGCTCTTGGGCGAGACGGCGGAGCCGACTGCCGGCACGTTGCGCGCTCTCGCTCGCCTCGTTCATTGTCGCCGACAGCGCGAGAATCTCCTGAGAGTTCAACCCAAGCTGGCTAAGCGCTCCTGAGGAGCGGAGCGCGGCGTCCTGGATCTCGCTCGACGACGTCGCCATGTTATTCGACAGCGCGTTGATCGCGCTGCCGAGCTTATCGACGTCCTCGATAGAGAGGTCCATGAGCGTCGCCATCCGCGCGAACCCGTCCGCCGCTTCTGTCGCACTGAGATTCGTCGCGACGCCCATCTTCGTCGTCACTTCCGTGAACTCGCGGATGTTCTCACTGCCTTCGACGCCGAGGCGGCCAGCCTGTTCGGCGACCGCGGCGAGCTTCTCCTGCGCAATGGGCATGGTCTCGGCCATTGCGAGGATCTCCGTCCGCATCTCGCGCGCAGTCTCCGGAGAGGTGACTTTCTCGACGCCGACCATCGATTGCTGGTAGTCAGCCGCGGCTTGGACGGCCTTCACACCCATCGCGACTGAGAGCCCGCCGATAGCGGTCGCCGCCACGGCCGAAGCGCCTTTGACGCCGTAAAGTGCCTCGATTGCTTCATCCATTCCGCCGGTGAACCCGTCGGTGTCCGCGGACACCGCTACGTCGATGTCGTTCTCGTCGATCCCGTACATGTTATGAGATTCTCTGAAGCCATTCGCGGCGGCTCGATTCGACGTCGTACTCGCTGTCCGTTATCGACCCACTGCCCACGCCGTGTCGGCCCCGACGGCTCTCTCGCTGCTGTTGTTGTTGTTGTTCTCGTTGCCAGGCAGACCACAACCGACTAATCTCGTCCAGCGTCAGCCGGTAGAGACTGTTCGGGCCGACGTAGCGATACCCGCGCTTGTGCAGCCATAGTTCGAGCGCCGCACGGTCCGCTATCGGTTTCCCTTGTCGACCTCGACGTGTACGCCGCCGTCGTCGTTTGGCGTCGCTTCGATGTTCGTGTTCGAGGTCGAGGCGAGATTCATCAGGAGCTTCGACGGCATCGCGGGCTGCATCTTCTTGAGGTCCTCGGCCGTGCAGTCTGAGAGGTCGGGTTTGACGTACTTCTCGCTGAACAGACTGGCGAGGTCCTCCGGACTGAGGTCCATGTTATCTTCGATGCCGTACTCGATGGTGTCGCCGTAGTCCATCTGACGGTTCTTCGTCGGGCGTTCTTCGCCGTCGATTACGATGCTACCCTCGACCGGCGCGGGGTCGCCCTCACGGGTGCGTTCGGTCATCAGGTCCTTTACAGCCGGATAATCGTCTGCTGGTGTATCTGTCATGGTACGTAAAATAGAGGGTGGTTAGTTGGTGTTCGTTGCGACGACCGACGCACTACCGTCACCGACGTGGCCCTCGAAGGTCGTGCTGAAAAGGGTGTTCACGCCACCCGCTTCGTAATCTACCTCGTCAACATCGGTCGGCTGGGCGTTCTTCACCGTCACCGTCCCATCCGGGTAGGTGTACGTGATGTCGCCGGTGACGCCCTGGAAGTACTCCTTGTGCCGAGTCGCCGACTCGTGCGGTCCTGCCGTCTCCGACTCGACGGTCGCCGACCGTGAGCCGACGTCGATTGCCATCTGTCGCGTCTCCTGCTGAGCCTCCGTCGTCGTGTCGATTTCGAGGGAGAGGTCGAGTCCGTGAATGCGGTTCGACGCCGTGTGGCCACCACTAAACGTGGTGGACGTGCCGAGGAACTGGTACTGCTCGGGGTCCGCGCCGAGGCCGACGCCGCCAGCGACGCCGCTCCCGACGA